AATCAAAATGATATTTTGATATTCTCAGGTAAACTTAATCATATGGTTTCAAATATAGAAAATGCAGAAACAGATAGAATAGTATACGCAACCAATTATAATTTAAACATTAGATAATATGAAAGTAATAAAATTAACAAATATTGATTCTGATAATTTAGAAAAATTTAAAAAAGATATTTTATTAAATAAAAGTTTGATAAACATATCAAAAAATAATATGTACGAGATTTTATTTAATTCAACAAATTTTGATAATTTATTAAACATAGTTTTAAAAAATATAAAAGAACAAACTAATGATAATTTTGATGTATTCATAAAAAATATGTGGGGATATATTAGAAATGATGATGATTTAATAAGATTCAATATACCAATCAAAGATGAATTATCAATTAAACCAAAATATTCTTTTATATATGTAATCGATTCAGAAGAAACATTAATATATATAAAAAATGAAATTGGTGTGGTAGAAAAATTTACTTTGAAAATAGGTGAATTATTAATTTTTGAAACAAATAATTTCATAGAAGAAATATGCAATGATAAACATAGAATTATTTTAATTGGATCAATAACAAATGATTTGACCGAATATGAAATTGAAAAAAAATTATTATAATGAATTTGTTAACATTTGGTGATAGTTGGACAGAAGGGATAGGTGGAAATATATCAGAAGAGGAGTCTGTACATAGTTTAGAGGAAAAAACCAAAATTCGTCACAAATATTGTTGGCCTAAACATCTTTCCAAACTTTTAAATGTGGAATTTGAAAACTATGGTGTGGGAGCAACAAGTAACTACATAATTTTTAACTCAATTTGCAAACTATTATCCACGAAAAAAATTAATAGGGATGATTTTGTTATCGTCATGTGGACATCCCCTTTAAGAGAACAACATCCATTTTTTCCAGTCGAAGACGAATTTCATTTTTGGGGAAAAAGGTATACCGATAAAAAATATCTTTACGATAGAGTTTTTTCACACATCAAGGGAGAAAATGAAAAATATGATAAGTTAAAGAAAGAATATAAAGAATTTTATATATCTAATCTTATGAATGACACATATTATGATATTGTAAATCAAAATTATATCATTTACCTACAGTATATGTTCACTGAATTAGGTATAAGATTTTTGTTTGTCGATGCATTTGATATTATGATTTCACCGAATATAATAAAAGAAGTCGATAAAACATCATTTATAAAAAAGGAACATTATTGGAATTTTTCAACCAAAACATGTAAAGATTTACTAATTGAAACAGATAGGGCCGATGTGTGGCAAGATTACAAAAAATTTGTTAATACTGCTGGAAAACACCCAAACAGTAATGGATATGAATTAATTGCTCACGATTTATATAATTGGATTATTGATAAAAATTTGTTATATTATAGTACAAAAACACCCGAATCAAAACTTATATAATAAAATGCAACAGATACTGTTTAATAAAGAAGAATGTCAACTTATTCTTGATAATATAGAGAATAGTATCGGAACTTCAGATTTAGAAGTACAAGATAGAAAATATAAAGAATGGTTAATAGTTGATAGAAATATCTTAGACTTAATCTTAGAAAGAGTTAAAATATTCGGAGTCCAAAATATCAAAGAAGGTAGAATATTAAGGTATGATGCTGGTTGTTTTTTTGATAAACATGTAGATACATGGGAAAAGTACCCACATCGTTATAAAACGATTGTAATTCAACTTTCTGACGAAAATGATTATGAAGGTGGTGTGATGTCTTTCGGTGAAAAAATTTTTAATAAAAATATTGGAAATACTGTAATTTTTGAGGGTACTGTAGTGCACGGAATGGAAAAGGTTATTAGTGGGATTAGATATGCCTTTGTAATATGGTTAGAAAGAACTGATTTCGGAATAAAAAGGGTAATGATATGATTACAGTAATTAATAATTTTTTAGAGTATAAGTATTGTGATTACATGATAGATTATTATAATAGTAATTTAGAAACCGTAACAGAAGTCAGGAAAAGTGTATATAATTTTGATGGATTGGATGTGTCTAAAGAGTATGAAAATTTTGAATTTCTACATCCTCTTTTTAAAAGAAAAACATTAGAAAAAGAAAATACACTCAGAATACAATTAATTGATAAGACAATTAATCAAGTAAGTACACCGCATTCACATGTAAATCCATACAGTTTTATTATTTTTCTAAATGATGATTTTATCGGGGGAGAATTAATTTTTGGTAACCTTACTATCACCCCTAAAAGAGGACAATGTATTTATTTTAATGGGGAAAAACATAGTGTAAATCAGATGGAATATGGTAATCGTTATACTTTTGTTGGTTTCTTACATTTCCCTATTGAATATGAATTTAAAAAGAATTTGATATGATAAAATTTACAAAAGAGGAATGTGATAAAATTATTGGGTTATCAAATGTATTAGAAAGACACGAGAGAGACGAATCTCCACGACCAATCAGTTATGATTTTTATAGTATAGGTTGGAATGAAGAATATAAATGGATATTTGATAGAATTGACCAATATTTTACTGAAACAACAGGTATTAAAGTTGTTAAAAGTTTGGATGCGGTACATCTCTTTGATTATTCTTTGGGTGATAAATTTGTTAGACATAGAGACACATATTACCATAATCAAATTCACAATATTGGAGTATGTTTAAATGAGGATTATGAAGGTGGTGACTTTGTTTTACATGAGCCTGAGTATGTCGTTCTACCTAAAAAAACTGGTGAAATATATACATTCAAACATTCATATGAACACGAAGTACTTGAAGTAATAAAAGGGCATAGATGGAGTTTAATTGGATTCTATTTCTATGAACATTTAGATTTACAAAAAAATTTAATTTAAAATGCTCCACTATTCAACATATCAAGTTATATCAGACGAGGATATAAAAAAATTGAACGACTTATCGGTAAAGGTTGAGTTTTTTCAAAAACACGACAGAAGATTCTCGTCGTACCAGTTTACCAATGAGGACAAAGATATATTTCTCAAAAAAGTGCTGATGTGGGTGGAAGAAGTGAGACAAATTAAATTGAACATATATGATTACAAATTTTATGATTCTTTTTTAATAAATTACCAAGTCGGTGATTATTTTCTTAAACACAAGGATGACACTTACATGAATTTCAGAGGATCAACAAGAAAGTATGTAGTCGGATTTCATCTTAGTAATGAATATAAAGGAGGTGAATATTGTATATATGATTCTAATAATAATATAGAACTAATAGGAAACGATATTGGTCATACCTATGTTTTTGATTCTGAAACATATCATGAAGTAAAACCAATTATTGAAGGTGTAAGAAAAAGTGTTATAATACACATAGAGAAAGAAAACATCGTAACGTCAAAAAAAGATATTATATGAGTAAAGAAACTCAAATCCATGAAAAGTTTTTTAATGTTGTTGAATGTGATGAGATATTGAATTTTGCTAAAGAACATTTTGAAATTGACGGTAGGACCAGATACGGTTGGTATGCGAGAACAAATAGAAATTTAGATTTTGAAAATAAAATCGCAGAAAAAATTAAATTAATATCACCCTTAAATCCATATCACATAAGTTGGATTAATTTGACTGAATATGAAGACAACAGGTCTTTGGATTTACACACAGATGAAAGAAGTGATTATACTTTTTGTATAACACTAACTGAAGGGTATGAAGGTGGAAGTTTTATTATAGAAGATAAAAAATATACCACGTTAAAGGGTGATTGTATCATTTTTGATGGTCACAATTTAAAACATGGTGTTGAACCAGTGACAAAAGGATATCGTGCGTCATTGAACATATGGATAAAAGGGGGTCAAAAACCAATGATTTAAATGAAAGTATTAATTATCTCATTACCAAGAACAGGTTCATCAACGTTGTTGTTTAAGTTGGCTGAAGAAAGAAATCTGAAGCCAATTTATGAACCATTTCACGATGGGACAAATCAATTTAAAGAATGGAAATATAATCCAAATGAAGATAATATCATTGTTAAAACTATAATAAACCAACATCAAAATAATTTGGATTTAGTAAAAGAATTTGATGAAGTTATACTTTTATCAAGAAGAGACTTAAAAGAATGTGCTGAAAGTTATGTATATTTTATGGTAAACGTAAGAGACGGATTTCAATCATGGCAAGAATATTATTATGATAATATTACAGAA